CCGTTAGGTTTCTTTAATAATGATGATTATAAAAAGATTCAGCCTAAAGACGCAGCTCAAATCCTTTATTCACTCAAGGCCAATGGCCCCTTAAATTCAAAAATCCACGGTAATGCTTATTCTCGAATAAATGGTGGCATGGTTCGCTTCTTGATAAGTGAACAAGATGCGCGGGCCGCGCTGCTGGCAACGAAGGTTGGTCAAAAAATGACGACAGAAGAACGCATTAAGCGTCTGATGCCTCATGAAATGACCACAAAGTTATTTGAAGAAATGTCGAATCTGCGTTTAAGAAAGAATGGTTTAGACATTGTTTTAGAGTAGATAAATGCTCGTTTTCCAAAAGATAAATACTCCGCATTTGCTTATGGCCTGTGGCGTATTAAAGAGTTGGAAGAAGAGAACTACAAAAAAGTAAGTCGCCGCCAGACTGGTGAGAAACGTCAGTTGATATTCTTTACAGGAGGACAAAATTAATGGCAGAGCAAGTAGAAATTTCTGAATTAGCGCTGTTTAAGAAAGCCATAGACGATATGGTAGTAAAGAGCGAAAAGTCATGGAATAATGCTCTGGATTATTACTATTCAAAGCGCCGCTATAGAGAATATACAAGAGAAGAAGTTGAAGAAATCATCAACAGAGGCTCAATCGAGGCATAGCAAAACCTTTCAAGACAATTCTTTGAAAGAGACAATCTCTATAAGAGAATCATAATCTATTATGCAACAATATTAAAGTATGTAGGCATTCTTATACCTAATCCAATTGCAGGTACAGATCTCTCCACCCCTTATGTCTTCAAAAAGTATACTGCTGCATTAGATTATATTGAAAAGTTTTTCTTACCCGAATTGTTAACTCAAATCTCTTTACGTGCTCTAATTAGTGGATGCTATTATGGTGTAATCCAAGCTATTAGTAAGACAGATTTTGTTCTATTAGACTTACCTGCTGAATATTGTCGTTCCAATTTTAGAGACTTACATGGAAATGATATTGTTGAGTTCAGAGTGGATTACTTTGAGTCAATAGTAGATGAAGATGTAAGAAAACAAGCCTTAAAAGTATATCCAAAAGTTATTGCTGATCATTATCGGCGTTGGAAGAAAGGACAAGTGAAAACCTTATGGGTCAAGATACCGACCGATGTTGGTTTCTGCTTCCCGTTCTTTGACGATTGCCGTCCACTCTTTTTAGACGTGATTCCCGCGGTCATGGATTATGATGTGGCCGTAGATGTCAACAAGGAGAGAGATTTAGAAGAGATTCGTAAAATCATTGTTCAGAAGATACCCCATTTAGCTGATGGTGCATTATTATTTGAGCCAGAGGAAGCTTTAGAAATGCATGCCGGTGCAGTTGGCATGATGAAAGGTAACAAGAACATTAGTGTTCTTACCACTTATGCAGATGTCGACGCCGTAGTTTCCAAGACCTCATCCGAAGCCAGTACTAATGCGCTTGAAAAGAGTTTATAGAATGTATACTCCAAAGCAAATGCGAGTCAGTAGATTTTTGCTCCGACAGGTACTCAGGCGCTGTCCACATCTATTACTAATGATATGTCTTTAATGATGATACTTGCACACAAGTATTCACGGTTTTTAACCTTTATTATTAACTTCTTATTTAGTAATACGAATGTGAGTTTCAAATATGAAATTCTGCCAGTAAGTTGGTATAATGTATCTGATTATATAAAAGACACATTAAAGCTTGCACAAAGCGGCTATAGTTTCTTACTTCCGGCGATAGCGGCCGGTGTGTCTTAGCGTGATTTAATCAATCTCAAAAATTTGGAAAATGATGCTCTTAAACTAGAAGAAATACTCATTCCGCTTGCTTCATCCTATACGCAATCTGGTAACGGGGAAGGTGAGGTTGGAAGACCAAAACTTTCTACTGAGGAGAAATCTCCCAAGACGCTATAGAATGAGGAATCATTAAATAATCAGTAAGGAGGCTCAAAATGAACAAATCATTGTACGAGTTTCCCGTAACTGTTTACGGTAATTTAGAAAGATATAATGAAGTGCTGAGTAGAGCACGGTGTCGTATTTTCTACAAATACGAGAACCGCAACGGCACCTATATTACCGATGAGTTTGCTGAGAAGTTATTAAAATCTTTATCTTATGTACCTGTTAAAGGTATATATGCACCGGAGGAAGGTGATTACACCGACCACGGTTCTGAGCGTGATGAAGGGCGCATCTATGGAATCGTACCAGAGAATCCCAATATTCAATGGGAAAATCATTTAGATGAAGATGGTGTCGAGCGCACCTATGCCTGTGTGGACGTTCTAATATTCACCGCTCTTTATGAAGAAGCTAATGATATCATAGGCAAGAGCCAGTCAATGGAACTCTATGGTCCTTCATTGAAGTATCATGAAGCCATTGTCAAAGGCCGCCGCTTCATCGTTTTTGATGAAGGATGCTTCTTAGGATTACAAGTATTGGGCGATAATGTAGAACCTTGCTTCGAAGGTGCTTCATTTTACACATTGCAAAGTAGTATTGAATTTGCAATCAATTAGATTAAACAATACGGAGGTACTAAGATGCCTAAAATTAATTTTAGACTTTCGGATGGTGAAAAGTTTGAGGCCCTGTGGGCGCTGCTTAATCCGGAGTTTAATGAGGAAGGCAATTGGACCGTTTCTTGTGGTATTTCCGCTGTATATGACGACTATGCGTTAGTCTTCAATTATGAGACTGGTGAGCATGAGCGCGCCTATTACTCCAAGAATGACGAAACCGATATGGTTGAAATAAACGAAAGAGTAAAGGTTTATATCGTTGATGTCACCGAAGCGGAGAAAAATACTCTTGATACTTTACGTGCTCTGAATGGTGGCACTTATGAGTTAGTAAGTGAGACGCTGCTTAATGCTGAAGAAACCCTTGAGAAAAATGCAGAGTTTTCCGCCAAAATTGAAGAGTTAAATGAAACTGTTACTACTTTAAATACGGAGAAGGACGAGCTGGTCGCCGCGGCCGAGACCTTTACGGCTCAGATCGAGGAAGCTAATGCTAATGTTACTTCTTTAACAGAGGAAGTTGATTCTTTAAGAGAGTATAAGGCTCAGATTGAAGCCAAAGAGAAAGAAGCAGTTATTGATCAGTATTCAGAGATGCTGTCTGACGAGGTGCTTGACAACTACAGAGAGCACGCCGCCGACTTCACCGCAGAAGGACTTGATAAAGAACTTGCTTATGAGTTAAAGAAACGTAATTCTTCTGCTTTCGTTAAGTAGAGCGAGCCTGGGTATGTTCCCAAGGACGTGCCTCTGGAAGGACTCGCCGCAATTTTATCTAAATATAGAAAATAATTTAGGAGGCTATTTAAATGGCTAGAATGGTTATCGATGGTTACGGCCAGGTTGAACTGAATAATGTTGCCTTCCGTCGTGACGGTCGTATTGAAGCTCAGTGCGCACTCGATACCGCTGCATTCACCGATTCGGTGCCTTGCGAGAATGGTATGATTCTGCGCGTGAAGAAAGCTGAGCACAAAATTACGTTTTGCGACGCCTCTGCCGCAAATCAGCTGTACGCTTTAAATTATAGCTCCGAACATATGTACGATGAGCGCAAGCCCGGTCTGAAGAACTTCTATCTGAAGTCCGCCGTGGCTGGTGAGGACTTCCTTCCCCGTGTTGGATACCTCGCTGCTGGTGACCTGTTCACCACGAACTGCATTGATCTTGGCACCTATGCTTCTGCTGGCGCCGTTGCATCTGCTCTCGCTTCTGGCGAAGTGTTTGCTTCTGCTGGCACCGAAGGCGCTGCCGTTCTCGCGGCTGCTGCTCCTTCCAAGGGACTTGTTATGCAGGTTATTAAGAAAACGACAATGCCTGATGGCCAGGATGCTTTCCAGCTTCAGGTTCTGTCCGTGTAATTAAGGAGGGTATAATACAATGACGCTTAAAGAGTTCAAGGATATTGCCCTTCATGCCGCTAAGGGTACCGCTCCCGAGACCTTCACTGTTGAGAACGTGAACGACGCTTTTGTCGATGGTCTGCGTGAGCTTG